GGATGCGGTAAAATTTGATAAAATTATTTTAAGTAAAAAGAATGTTATAGAAATTATAAGTTGTGTTGATGATGATGGAAACACTTGGTATCAAGTTCCATTTTTAGCACAAGATACGGTCTTTAAAGATATAGAAAATAATTCTACAAATACACCAGATGTTGCAGGTGATAAAACCACTGCACCATTTTTATTAAAATTAATTAAAACTGCTAATCGTTTTACATCATATGTTAGAAGTGATGGTAAAATGGAATTACGATTTGGAGCTGGTGTAAGTTCAAATGCAGATGAAGAAATAATTCCTAATCCTGATAATGTTGGTAGTTCACTTGGAACAGGTTTATCCAAACTTGATGAATCATTTGACCCAAGTAATTTTTTAAAAACAAAAGCATTTGGTCAGGCACCAAGTAATATCACATTGACTGTAACTTACACTTATGGTGGTGTACAACAAGATAATGTTGTTAGTGGTGAGATTACAAACTTAGATTCAATTGCATTAACATTAAATGAAGATGGTTTAGATGCCACAAAGGTTCAAGATACTAAAGATAGTTTATCAGTATTTAATCCTGAACCAGCGACTGGAGCTAGTGGTGCTGAAACACCAGAGATAGTAAGACAGAATGCGGCCGCGTATTTTCAATCACAAAATAGAGCCGTAACTAAAGAAGATTATATAACAAGAGTTTATTCATTACCACAAAAATATGGTAACATCGCTAAATGTTTTATTATACAAGATGAACAATTAGAACAAAACACACAAACAATTGTTAAGAATGGTAAAGTAAGAAAACAACCAAATGTAACCACAATACCAAATCCACTGGCGTTGAATTTTTATGTATTGGGTTTTGATTATAGAAAAAATTTAATTGCTCTAACGGATACAGTCAAACAAAATTTAAGAGTTTACTTATCTCAGTATAGAGTTCTAACCGATGCCATAAATATTAAAGATGCGTATACAATTAATATTGGTGTAAGGTTTAGTATTATAACACAAAGAGGTTATAATAAAAATGAAGTATTGTTGAGATGTATTGATGCTGTTAAGAATCATTTTGATATTGATAAGTGGTCAATATCTCAACCAATAATTTTAAGTGATATCGCTTATGTGATATCATTAGTAGATGGTGTGGCAAGTGTAGTACCACCTGAAGATGATAATCCACAAAAACAAATGGTAGTAATAGAGAACAAGTATAAAGTATCAGATGGATATAGTGGACATGTTTATGATTTACAATCGGCTACTAAAGATGGTATAATTTACTCATCATTAGACCCGAGTATATTTGAACTTAAATTCCCTAATTTAGATATTGAGGGTAGAGTAGTAGGAGATATTTAATGTATTATTTTGAATTTCCAAAAATTGATGCCACGATTTACGAGGGAAGTGTAACTTCTTCGATTAACACAGGTTTAGACCAGATACTTGAAATAAATAAAAATATGAATAGTGCTGGTACAACAATTGATGTATCAAGAGTTTTAATACAATTTGATTATAGTTACATATCTTCATCGGTACAAAGTGGAATCATTCCAAGTGATGCGAAATATTATTTAAATCTATATGATGCAAGTTCAACAGAATTAGCGGTTGAACAAACATTATTCGCGTACATGATTAGTGGTAGTTGGAATGGTGGTACAGGCACTAAAGATAGAGACCCAACCATAAGTGATGGTGCTAGTTGGAAGTATCGTGATAATGATACAACAAAAACACAATGGGTAAGTGGTAGTGATACACAAGGTGGAACTTGGTATACATCAAGTTTAAATAGTGGATTCAATGTTTCTGCATCTGTTGATTTAGTTTATGAAACAAAAGATATTAGAATGGATGTTACTTCTTTGGTAAAGAATCATATTTACTCTGGTTCTACTTTTCCTAATTATGGATTTATTCTAAAAAGAGAAAATGTACCAACATCTCAAAGTATACATTCTATCTTTGACCCTACATTGGCTACAGGTTCTGCCGAACATGATACATCACATCAAGGTAATTTAAAGTTTTTCTCAAGAGAAACAAATACAATCTTCCCACCAAAATTAGAAGTAGAGTGGGATGATAGTTCTTGGAACACAGGTAGTTTAAGTGCATTAAGTGCTACAGATTTAGATAGATTAAAAGTTTATTTTCAAAATTTAAAACCAGAATATAAGGAAAAATCAAAAGTTAAATTTAGAGTTGTGGGTAGAGAATTATATCCAACAAGAGGATTTGATACTACACCAGCGGCATTGACTGTTAAGTATTTACCAAGCGGTAGTAGAACATTACAACAAGGTGCGTACTATTCTGTTAAAGATGCTGAAACAGAAGATGTGATAATTCCATTTAGTACAGGTTCGATTATTAGTTGTGATTCAACAAGTAATTATTTTAACTTATGGATGGATGGATTTCAACCTGAAAGATTTTATAGGTTTGAGATTAAGGTTGTGAGTGGAAGTGGTGCGGAACAAACTTCTATGATTTATGATGATGAATTTACATTTAAAGTAGTGAGGTAACGATGTCTTATATAATTGCAGAACCATGTGTTGGAACTTGTGATACAGCTTGTGTTGAAGTTTGTCCAGTCGATTGTATACATGGGCCTTTCGATAAAGAGGGAAGTGGTGAGGAAGCGAAAGTAGATGGATTTAATCCTGATGGGTTACAATTATATATCAATCCTGAAGAGTGTATTGATTGTGGAGCTTGTGAACCAGAATGTCCAGTCGAAGCAATATTTGATGAAGATGAAATGCCTGATGAATGGAACAAGTACATAAAACTAAATTATGATTACTTTGGAGTAGAACAATAATGCCATTAACATTAGAACAAGCAAGAAAAAATGATTACTATCAAAATGTAACTGATGCCGATGAAAGAAAACAATTAAAGGCCATTCAAGAAGCATTAGCAAGAATGCAAATTAGTGGTTCATCACCTGATTCAACAAATCCTTTACGAGATGATAATAATGTTTTATTATCTTACGAAGACCCAAATGAACCAGGTGAATCTATAGAAGAACCATTTCAGTATGTCAGATTAAAAATAAGACAAAAATCTACACAAGTATCTGATTACTTAAAGTATCTTGGTGAGGATATAATTTTTAAAGAAATATTTCCACAAAAAGCTGTTAGTGAAGATATCACAGATGAAACAGAAATAAACTTATTGGCGGAAGAATTAGTTACTGCGATAGAAGAACAACAAGAATTAAATTCAGGTTTAGCTGGTGCGATTAATAATTTGAATGCCAAGATTGCTGATGATAATGATGTGGAACCAGCTGATGCAGTACAACCTGGTGAAACAAGTGAACGAGCTAGAAAATTAATTGAAAAAATACAAGAGAGTAAATTACTAAGTAAGGTTGTAAAAAATTCTAAAAAATTACAAAAGAAAATAGAAGAGCTTAAATAATGTTAACCTATGGATTAAAAGATAAAGATAAAGAGCAGTTAGAATATCCCTTGACTTTTTATAGTGGGTTTGGTAAAGACCCAAATGATTACATACATTTATATGTTTATGATTTAGAGGATAATCTTTTAGCTGATGAAATGTTTCCAACAAGTGAAATTATTTTTAATGATAAAAACACATTGGATTTAGATATTGGTACGCATGTTCGTACAATGGGATTTAGTGAGGGTAAGTATAAAGTAAAATATCTTTTCTTAAGAAGATTAGCTGGTAAAAAAGAAACTATCTTTGTAAATGAAAATGGTTTTATTAACATGGGTAAAATACAAACGAGAGTTGTAAATGGTAAGACGAGATATTTTTTAGGAACACCAGGTAATAATCGTCAAGAAGAACAAGAATTATTTCCAAAAGAATTAAAGTATGTTATTAAAGAATCTGGTCCAAGTAAGGATGAATTAAAATTAGATTTACAATTAATTAAGAATGTTCCATATGCTAAGAATTTTGCATCTATTAATAAAAATATGATGTATGTTCCAAAACAGAATACGGCCAATGCTGGTAATATTCGTTTTGATTTAACAGACCCTAATGTATTAATTTTTACAGCTGGTATTGGAGAAAGAGGATTTACAGATGCTATGGTTGGTGGTACAATCACAATACCTGGTATGTACAATTATAAATTACGAGAAGAAAAGATTGAAGAAATTACAAGAATAGTAAGAAGAAGAAAAGAAGTTCCAATTGACCAACCAGATGATGTTCCTATTATTCCAATTGATGATAAGTTTTCAAAAAGAAAAAATACTGGATGGAAAGATACTATAAAAAATAAACAACCACAAACCAATGTTGATAGGCTTGAAGAAACACCAGGTCCACCACAAGATTATGAAGATTTTAGAGACGATGATGATTACGGAAGTGTTTGTTTTACTGGTGATACAAAAATAAAATTAAGTAACAATCGTACCATACCAATCAAGATGATGAAACCTGGTATGAAAGTTAAAACAGAACAAGGGTTCGCCAAAGTATTAAAGGTAGTAAAAGATAATAGAGGATTTGGTGATAAGTTAGTTAGGTTTGGTAAACTTATTACAACAGACCATCACCCGATTAAGTATCGTGGTAAATGGTATATGGCTAATGAGATTGGTACTGAGTTTAAATCAGGACCATTAGATGTTTGGAATTTAGTACTTGATAAACATCATACAATTATTGCTAACAATGTAACATCTGCTACACTTGGTAAGTGGAGAAGTATGGAACATTTCTTACATATGAGAGACCATCGTATTAATATGTTAAGAATAGCCGAAGATGATTTTGAAAGTAGTGGTGGTGGTGGACAAAGTATACCTGAAGATAGTGGTGAGGGTGATGACCCAAATCCACTTTCACAACCAGCAGGTGCTTCACTTACTGAATTTGAAGAAGTTGATGAACCACGAAGATTAAATTTAGAACCATCAAATGAATTTATTATAGACCAACCACCTATTATAAGAGGAAGAAGAGAATTAGAAGAATTTATTTCTTTACAATTAAATAAACCAATTGAGAAAGATATACTACCAGCACAATTTGAAGATGTTGAAGTAACAGAACAAATAATTGTTGAAACATTTAAAGATATACCTGTAGATTATTCCGCGAAAATTGTTGAGGTTTTAGATTTTAATAAAGTAAGAGTTGATGTAACTTATGAACAAGGTGCTAACGATGCCGAACATAGTGGAGATGATTTAGCTAAATCAATATTTGAAGAGTTTTTTGTAAATTATAAAAAGAATAAAATTTCAAGATTGAACACTTACTTGGTAAAGGATGAATCATATAACCTTATTATTAATATTGAAGATGCACCAATAGTTAGTGTACCTGATTCTGAAAAAGATAGAGATATAAATTTAAAAGATATTGCTGATAGAACTGCCAGATATGTAAAACTTTATCAACCATTAGAAGAAGTTGAGAAAGGTGATTTAGTTTATTTTGTAGAAGAAAAAATGGAACCATATGAAGATGTTGTTGAATTAATTCCATTTGAAGAAGAGGAAGAAGAAGTTTTATTTTTACGAGTTCCTAATTTAAATTCTACTACAAATCCAATTAATTTTAGAGGAACTAAATTTCAGAGGTATGATGATTTACTTGGAACAGATGTTACTACACAAGATGATATTATTGATATTGTACAATCAGGTAGTTTACTTGATGTTCAATTAAATGTTGATTATCAAAAGAGAACTGATAAGTTAGGTGAAGATAGAACTGATTTTGGTTTTGGTAATTTTGTTAATTTTAGTGGAGCAGAAAATAGATTAAGAAACTTTAAAAAGAAAGTTGAATTGATACAAGAGTATACAAAAGAAGTTGGTGATTTAGTTAGTGTATCAAGTTCTTTAGATACAAGAACAACATTAAACAAAAAGAAGAGAGAAGTTATAAACTCTTTTGACCCATACGAAAATTTTCTATTTACGGTCTCATCAAGTTACGCTTCAAGTTCAGTTGGTGAATATTATAGTTCGAGTTGGCCTAAACAAACATCAACAGCTCCACATTCACTTTATCATACATCAAGTTCTGAATTCACTTCTTGGTACAACACTTGGACTTCATATGCTAAAGAGTATGATAGATACAATCAAGATAGTTTAAAAAATAATTTACCACTTCATGTACAAGGTGATACACAAAACAATGTGTTCTTAGATTTTATGGATATGGTTGGACAACAATTTGATGAGGTGTGGACTTACTTAAGACACTTTACAGATATAAACGAAAGAATACCAAAAGTATCAGAGGGTATATCGAAAGATATTGTTAAAGAAGTTGCTAAATCTTTAGGGTTCGAAGTTAACAATGGAAACGATTTAGTAATATTACCAACATACTTGTTAGGTAAAGCCAATGATGGTAGTGCACTAAATGAATCACCGAGTGAAACTATTACAGAAGAGATATGGAAAAGAATTTTATCTAACATGCCATTCTTCTTGAAAACAAAAGGAACTGCTAGAGCGATAAAAGGTTTAATAAATTGTTATGGTATACCAAGTTCTATATTGAGAATAAGAGAATATGGTGGGCCAGATTTAAATGATAGAGTAAGTTATGAAATAAAAAGAAAGTTTACATATGCCTTAGATTTTAAATCAAGTGAACATTTAAAGTTTCCTTATCAAAATGATGGAACAAGTGGGATAAAACCAGAAACAATAGAATTTAGATTTAGAAGTCCTGAATCAAAGGATATGACGATTTTAAATAAAGGTGATGATACTCATAGTTTCGCATTACAATTGAGAGATAATGGGAATACTGATAATCGTGGTTTCTTACAATTAGCAGTAAGTTCATCTGTGGGTATGCAGTATGTTACTTCATCTTTATTACCATTTTATAATGATGATATGTGGAGTGTGATGTTATCAAGAAAATCATCAAGTGGTGCCGATTTAACTGCTGATGGTAATGCACAAAAAATACAATATGATTTAAGAACATCACAATACGATGCAACAAGAGAAACAATTGTTTACTCATATTCAACATCTTCAATCGCGGATGGTTCAACCACAAGTGGTTCAGCTTTCAACCAAGCAATTCATACAGCAGGTACGATGTTTGTTGGTGGAGATGGAAACTTTGGTCAACCATTTAGTGGTTCGTTAATGGAGTTTAGATTGTGGAGTGAACCATTAAGTGCGAGTGTATTTGATAATCATATAAGAGCACCTAAAGCTTATAATGGAAACACAACATCATCAGCACATGATAATTTAATATTTAGATTACACTTAGGTGATAACATAAATCTTAATAGTTCACCAGAGGGATTAGATGATAAATCATATTGTAAAACTTATTTTCCAAGTGCTAGTGCTGTAAACTTTAGTGGTAACTCATTTAGAAGTTTAGTTGATTTAGAACAATTAAGAGTTCCTAATGTTGGACCTACAAGAAGAAATGCAACTAAGATTAGAACAGAGGCCACAACATTAACAGGACCATTATCATTTAATGTTAGAAGAGAAAAATCATCACAAGATTTTGCACCAATAGATAGTAATAAACTTGGTGTTTATTTTTCACCAGTAGATGTTATTAATGAAGATATAATGTATAGTTTGGCTGATTTAAATATGGATGATTTGATTGGAGACCCAAGAGACCAGTACAAACATAAATACACATCTTTAGATAAAACTCAAAGAGATTATTGGAGAAAATATGCTCGTACAAATAATTTTTGGGATTACATGAGAATTATTAATTTCTTTGATAATACGATTTGGAAACAAATACAAGGATTAATACCTGCTCGTGCTAACTCTACTTTAGGTTTATTAATAGAACCAAATATTTTAGAAAGAAGTAAACAAGTTGTAGGTAGAGAACTTACTGATTTAGAATTATTATATTATGAAAACGCAAGTGAATTCAATGATGGTATACAATTATCATCAAGGATATCATCATCCGCTTCACCTAATCCATTTAGTTTATCAGGTGAATATAGAAACTATGAAGCAGAAATAGATTTATCAGGAACATCAATGTCAGGTTCACTTGGAAGTTTGGGATTACCATCTCTTGTTAAGTTAGGTGAGATAGACCCAAGAACAGAATTTGGTACAACATACGCTACCGCAAGTATTACATTTGGTGAATTGGAAACAACATTCGAAGAGACTGTACAACCATTTATTACAGGTTCAAGAATGAGTGAACATAATGAGATTAAAAGACCTTATTATACAAGTTCAATATCGGTATCAATCGCCAATGGTTATGGATATCATACAAGATATAATGGAATGTATCAATATAGTGCATCATTTGAACCAGCACCATTTCAAAGTGCTGCTTATGAATCAACACTATTTAGAACATTCGTTAAAGGAGAATTGTTAACAAAAGATAATACTATTGATGGAAAAGACCCTATAGAAACTACCATCACCACACCAACAAGACTTGTGACACAAGAACCTGGTGAATCTAAACTAAAAGTTGAGTAGAAAATTGAGTGATGTTATATTTATATATGAACACTTTCCATCTCAGTTCAAATCAATAGGAGTAAAATAATGGGATTTTTAAATAATACAAGTGTAACAGTCGATGCTGTATTAACAAAAAAAGGTCGAGAGTTATTAGCAAGAGGACAAGACGAGTTCCAAATTACTAAGTTTGCATTAGCAGATGATGAAATAGATTATCGTTTATGGGATGTAACACATCCTAATGGTTCAAATTACTACGGAGCAGTAATTGAAAATATGCCTTTATTAGAGGCGTTCGTAGATGAAAACCAAGTGATGAGATTTAAGTTAGTATCCTTACCAAAGAATACTGCTAAACTTCCTGTATTGGAAGTACCATCACCATCCTTAGTATTTAACGGACCTGGTGTAACACAGACTATTACACCTAATACACGAAATGGTAGTGATGCTGAAGCTGGATATAGTTTCACACTACATGATGCAACAATTGCAAATCTAACACCAGTTGTAACACCTAATCGTAGGATTAAAAAGAAGAAGAAAAAGAGAAAGAATAATATCTTAAAAGGATTAGGGCCAATGCAATTTAGAGGTGCTGAGGATTTAATGAAAGAATTAGATGTGATAAAAGAATTAGATATCGCTGATTTACAAGTTAACACAGGTGCAACAACACCAGTGTTCTTGAATGAGGAGGAAAGAAAGCGTTCAATTACTCTACAAGGTAAATCGGTAAATCTTGTTTCTCGTTCTGTTACAGCTGATACTTCAACAAACATAACGGTCACAGGATTATCGACGGGTGCAACATTTAATGTGGCAGTAACGATTAAAACTGACCCAAGTACATTATAAGGAGTAGAAGATGTCAGTATTTAAAAGATTCGATAGGCAAAACGATGTGGTGGAAAACCAAAAGGTAAAAGTATCAAGTGGTATTTTTAGTGGTGGTTCAGGTACATTAACATCGTTTTTTACAAGTTCTACACAACAGGCTACTGGTTCGTTTTTACACATTTACCATCAAGACCCTAACACTACTTCTACTGCGGAGATTCAATTTGATATTGGATACGCACACTTTGAGGGTAGTGGTTCTTTAGGTAACACTACAAAACTTACAGAGGGTAAGAGAGAAAGTGCCGCGAACTATAGGCAATTCGCAAATGTATTACTTCCACCAACAACAGAGAAGTTTACATTTACAAGTGCACCAAGTGCATCAAACGATTTCTATTTCTTGGCATTTAACAGAGCTCGTATGAGAGAAAAAATAGACCCTGGTAATTGGGAAATTAAAGTTGGTACAACACACCTAATTGATGATAGTGGAGCAACCACTGTCGCGACTGTCAATGAGGGTGGAAGAGTATTCAACATTGTTAGTGGTTCTATTAGTACAGGTACTGCAGTTATTAACACAACCGCGGCAGCTCAAACGGGTGGTGCTCTTGGACAATTTTATCCAGATTTAGGTATCATATTATTAAATGGTACTTCAATGGATGATGTTGCTGGTTTAGCGACTGGAAGAAGTACAAATGCGTTTGATAACAATCCAGAAAAACTCTACAACAAACTTGTAACAGGTCAGTTAGTTCAAGTTCGTAGAGAAGAAGAAATTAGTTCAACAAACTTTTTCTGTAGAGTTCCAAACAAACAATATAACTTTACATCAAATCCAACATTCTTTACGGGTTCAGATGGTTCATTTACAAATGCATCATTCTTTAAAGACCCTAAAGTTTATATAACACAAGTTGGATTGTATAATGATGATAATGAATTGTTGGCGATTGCGAAGTTAAGTAAACCTGTTCTTAAATCATACTCAAGGGAAGCTATAATAAAAGTAAAACTTGACTTCTAAGGGAAACTAATAATGTTAAAAAACATTGACCCATCAGATAAGTCAATAAGACCATTTAAAGTTCATAAAAACTTTACACTTACACAGAACTCAAGTGGTAGTGGACACTACTTCTTGAGGGCTGTAAGTAGTTCTATTTATAATTTTAGTACAGGTTCTGCTACATCACAATCATTTGGTTTATACGATTATCATAATAAAAGTTATTCATTAGGAACTTATTTTGATATACCAAATTGGTTTATGATTAAGAATCGTTATTATGAAAATTCTACACCATACAGAACATTTGGTAGTAATGATTATACTAAAATTAAAAAAGAATTAAATGGTTCCGCTAGAATCTTTTCGATTCCACAAGACTTATATGGTGAAAGAATAAAACCATTTAGTATAGATTTGGAAGTTACCACACAAGGTGATACATATACTATAAAAGATGATGGTGAGGGTAATCTATATGATAATGCTTTCTCATCAAGTTTTGCCGCGTATAAATCAAGTTCATTTGATTATGATAAAGCTGATGCTAATGGTAGTGGTTCACAAGTAGGTAATGTTTTTTATGATGATGGAATACTTGTATTAACAGATACAGGTTCATTAAAACAAGCGGCAGTAAATGAAGATGGTACAATTTATGGCCATACTTTAAAATATAAAGCAACACACACAATATATGAATATGAATATCTTGTGACAGTCGAGCCAAACGAATATAATATTTCTATAAATCAATCACTCACAAAAGAGTTGAGTGGTAGTTTAACTATTGCGAAAGGTTCAAAAGATATACACTTGTTCTTCCCACCAGGTGACCAACCAAGTGGTGCTGGTACAGGTAGTTTTAAAGATGAATACAACGCTACAGATAGTTATGCTAGTTTTGTTACACATAGTGAATTCAGACCTTATGTATCAGAAATAGGTTTGTATAACGATAAGAATGAACTATTAGTGGTTGGTAAATTAGCCAAACCAATCAAGTTATCTCAAGACACAACAACAAGTTTTGTTGTTCGTTTTGATGTATAATTTTATTATATATTATATTTATTTATAGAAATTAAGGCTACACCAAACCCACCACTCGCGTGGGAGTTGACATAGAGAGTAAATAACATAAAGGAACTACGATGAGATGGTTTATATTAAGCCTGATGTGGTTGGGTTTTGTCTTCCCACAAAGCGAACCAGTCATTAGGATTATGCAGACAGGCACTTATGATACACCAGAGTATTGGTGGAGAGAAAGTGTTACGCATCAATTACAAACTTACTTAGCGGATGATAAAGATAATCCTGCTCTGTATAATAATAATTTTGATGCGTGGAGAGATAGTGTAATGACCATGGAAGTTACACTTGATGATGATGGAGCTGATGTAACCGCCCTAAGATTAGATATTATTTTTGATAATGATTTAATTGATTGGGATGATGAGGATACAGAAGTACTAAAAGGTTCATGGTTAAATCAAGCTACTGAGGGTGATTCTACCGCAGGAGCAGATTACTCATATGAAGTTGTTCACTATTCAGATGTTGGATACATTGATGCTTTACAAAATGAGGATAACGAAAAATCTGAAGAAAATAATAGATACGATTGGTTAAGAATAACAATGGTATCACATAATGGTGAAGAGTTTACATTTGGTAATGGTGATGGTAACCAAACACAATTAGTAAAATTAAATTTTAAAATAGAAGATGTTGTTGATGATTTTAGTGCAAGGTCTTTTAGAGTACCTACATTATATGAGGGTGGTGAGGGATACTACACTTATGTAAGTGATGATTACTTATTAAATTATGATGTTTACATCGATGGTAATTATGGTACTGAAGAAACAGACCAAGGTGGAGCTAGAGGTGATATAACACTTCATCCAAAACTTGTAGATGTTGAGGGATATTTTAGATATGTTCAAGGAAATACTTTAGATGGTGATAACACATATCCTTATTGGAAAATAAGATTCGAGTTAGACCAAGACAATCCTGATGAATATAATAGTTGGTATAATATTGAAGATATAGATAATGAAAACTTAACCGATGAATCAACGATTGATTCTGATGATGTTATTGGAGATACTGAATCTACTTTTTGGTACGATAATAAAGGAACCACTTCACATCAAACTTTACCAGGTGAGGGTTTCTTAGGAGTTAGTTATTATGATTCCACATTTACAGATGATAGAGGATATTATAATATTCAATTACCAAGAAACAATGTTTATAGAATGTCATTTTATCCACCAAACGCAGATGATGATATTGGAGACCATACACCATTATCTTTTGATAGGTATGGAATTACAAATATCAATGATGCTATCGCGGCATTTAATTTTCAAAGTAATAAATTCAAATCTGTTACAGGTGTAGATACACTAAATGCAGTTGAGTATTTTATTGGTGATGTTGATGGTGATGATGTATTTCAATTAAATGATGCTTATTTCTTATGGGCATACACAAGTGGTATACTTGATGAGTATGAACACTTAGGTGGTGATACATTACAGAGTTGGGCAAGTATTGATACATTAAAAGAAAATGGTCAACCATTTGATTATACTTATTATGAAGATTGGGGTAATCAAAGATATGAGTTTACTATCTTTACAGATGATGATTTTGACCAAGATACTACTTTACAATTTGGACAGATTGAGGTAATTAATCCATTGATGGATGATATACAGACTGGTTTAGATACATTACAAATTAGTATAGGTGCTGGTTCATCTACTTATGGTAGTGATGCTAATCCAGATTATACAATTGATAGTTTAGGATACTTCTTTACTGGTGATGTAAATACAAGTGGTACTAAAGTAAAAGAAAGTGGTGCATCAGATGCTACTGATTTTGATATAGAAGATGTAGGAAATACAGATGGATATATTAATGTAAATGGTTCAACATATTATCGTTGGGGTAATAATCCACCAGGTACTTGGGTGAACCGAATAGCGATGGAACAGGCAGATGTATTTATCACACTACCAGCTGATTCAACAGTCAGAGTTCGTAGTGGAGATATAATTGAAGTACCATTAACACTTACACCAAACCAAGTAAATGTTGCTGGGTTTGAGTTTGAAGTAGAATTTAATGCTAATGAATTAGAGTTTGTTGATATGAAAACTGGTAATTTACCAGGACCTTGGTTTACTTATGTGAATACACATGAAGTAAAAGAGGGTAAACAAAAAGTATCATTTGGTGGTATGGATTATTCACCAGGTAATGCTCCACAAACTTATTGGATTGATGAACCAATAAACGCGTTAACATTATTATTTAGAGCGGATTTTCCTGATTCAGAATGGACAGAAGCTCCGATAAGATTTGTTGATAAATACGCTGCAGGTAATCCAAGTGGTGATGATTTATTAGTGAGTAGGCAAAATGGTAAAGTATTAGTTTGGAATAAGTATTGGGCATTCGGTGGTGGAGAACCAGATGAGAATGAACTAACTTATAATTATCCAAATCCATTTAAAGAAAATACAAGATTCCAATTTTATGTTGAGGAGTTATCAGATGTAAAACTTTACATATTAAACTCTAATGGACAATATGTTGGAACACTATTAGATGAAAGTGTAGAACCAGGTATACATACATTTGATTTCGCAAATCAACCAAGTGTTTGGTTACCAGAAGTTAGTGTTTATCAAGAACACCAAACTTTAGAACCAGGTGTTTATATATTTGTTCTACAGACAGGAAACAAAATTAAGGCCAATAAATTTACGGTCGTGAAATAAGAGGATAGAAAATGAAAAAAGTAATATTAGGTTTATTGTTTGTAACTTCATTGTTTGGTCAAGTTAATCGTGTATTAACTATATCACCATCTGCTGAAGAAACAACATTAGGAAACCAATCACTAGCATTTAGAAATCCCGCAATAAACCATTTCAATCTTGATACAACAACCAATGTAAGTTTTACAAATGTACAATGGTTAAAAAATATCGTAGATGATATGGGGTATAATTATGTTGATGTAAGATGGAAGAACTTTGGGTTCAACCTTTTACACTTTGATTACGGAGAACAGAAACAAACTGATGTATTTGGAACAGTCAATGGTTCATTCTCACCAACAACAACCAAACTCGGTGTGAGTTGGGGTACACCTTTATATTATAAGGGTAATAAGTTGGATAGTGTATCAATTGGTGTAGAGGGTAAAGCAATCTTTCATGATTTACATACAGAAAAAACTGATGGTATGTTATTCGATGTTGGTATTCACATGGATGATTTTTGGAAAAAATTAGATATGGATATTATGATTGCTAACTTTGGATTAATGACTAAAATGAATGGACATGAAATTGATATTCCAACAAGTTTAAATGTAGGTATAAAAATACCTATCAAACAATGGAATATTTATAATCAATGGAATATTTATAGTGAATACTATACTATGGGTCAAGGTATATCTTATAATTTTAGAGATACATTTTGGTTCAGAGCTGGATTCTTTAGTGATATAGACCATCAGTTGAATTATCCATCAATAGGTATGGGATTCGAGTATGATAAATACAATATCGGATTGGGATTTATATCGGGTGATGATACACATCCATTAAAAGATTCGATGTTATTAACAATAAATGTGGAGATATAAAATGAAAACAAATTGTAAATGCGACTGCGGTTGTGAATGTGGTTGCTGTAATTAAGGAGATAAGTTATGCCAAAAGATATAGAACAAGCTATTGAAGATGTTAAAGGAAAAAAGTTTGGAGTATCGATTAACAATATTATTGCTATTGTCACTTTTCTTTCTACCGCCATTGCTGGTTGGTATAGTTTTACTGGCCGTATTGATTCGTTGGAAGAAGTAGTACAAGGTTTTGCTGAAGCAAGTGATATTGAAATCGTAACAAATAACTTTAACAATATTGATGAAGAATTAAAGTATCTACGAGAAAAAGTAGATGGTTTAAAAACACCAAAAGTAAAATCTTACGATGGGGATATAATAAAACTACAGAATGAGATTGATAAACTCAAAGGTGAAATCTCAAGATTAGAGAAATTATTAAAAGACCCATTGGCAGATTTCAAATAGGAGATAATAATGAGTAAATTTTGGAAACTACTTGTTGTTGTGTTTTTGTTTAGTGTAGGTGCACAATTTATGGGATGTGCCGCATCAGTATCAACCGAACAATATGTTGGTGAGTACGAAAAACAAAAATCATTAGATGAAGTAGAAATCACTAAAGTAGATAATCTAAAGATTTTGGATGTTAAGTTCAATAAAGAACTTGAAGAAAGATATCCAGAACTTGGAGATAAAAGGGTTGCATTTGGGTTAAATCAAGAACTTGCAAATGTGATTTCGTTTATTGGTAGATTCAATCTCGTAGAAGGAGATAGAGATGTACAATTATCTATAATTAATGATTTGAAAGCCAACGAAGCTAAAATAGAGAAAACCAAATACACTGCGTATGTAACTATTTATGATTTCGCTGTTAACTTAAAAGAAGATATCAAAGCTGGTAAAGTTCAAACAATAAACGAAACCATCGTAGGTATCCAAGTTAAAGTAATCAATAATGAGAATACTCAGTATGTGGTTGGTAGTGGTCAAGGAAGAGCTTCCACTATAGGTCAAGGGTTCCTAAAAAATCCTAATATGGAATGGAATCAAAGTTCTTTAAGTTCCGCCTCAAATAAGGCAATGGAAACTGCGGTTGTAAATGTAATTAAGGCAATTGACCGTAGGGGTTGGTAGAATGAATGTGGCAGAGAGTATTATTAATTGTAGGATTATTTTGTAGTATACTCTCTGCACAAGGTTTTTTTTATAATTATGTAGACCCTTGTAACCAAACGATTATACGAAATAACTACAAGGTAACTCAAGAGGGAAACGGATTCTATGTTTCCTATTATAATAAATCAAGATACTTTACATTAGAACAAGTTCTAAATGGTGATTTAGAAAGATGGGCTGAAAATGTGTATAATGATTTTGAAGATTTATTTCCTTGTGCTGTTAGAGTTGCTGAAGAGATTTTGGCAAGTGCATTAGCCAGTAACGCTACTGAACAATTTACTAAAACAGATATAAGTAATCAACCATCACAGGTAAATTATGCTATAAAAAGTTCACCGATGGTTGATAGTAGTTGGGTTACTACTTTTAATAGTGTTTACACAAGGACTAGTTTTGATGGTAAAAGTAGGTATGATGGAAACTTATCTTTTACTGATGATTTTAAAAGGTTTAGTGGTACATACGGACAAGGTATTAATTTTACCGCCAAGAAACAGAATCAAGTGATAAGTGGTACAGGTGTAGCATTTGAAACATTTGAGGGTTGGGATTGGTTAGTATCAGGTTCATACGCTAAATCTCTTGTAAAACAAAACGCAGAAGTTTTGGTATTAACAGGTAGTTACGGAAATGTAAGTGAGTACGCTTTTGGTAATATATCTATATTACATGGTATTAGAGTACCAGTAAAATTTAGTCAGTTCGAACTTACATTTAGTAATTATATATCTTATACACTTATGAGGTATTATGGTGGATTAAATCAAGATTCTCAATATTTATTATTAAGAAGTCCAATAATGATTTTTCCAACAATCTCTGCGGATTGGAAATTGGGACAGGCATTCACATTTAATTTAGGTGTGAGTTTTGGATATAACACAGTCGTAAATGATTATGGTGAAAGAGGAAAAACTTTCAGTATATTATTTGGGACTTACTTTTAAGGAGAAGAAAATGAAAAAACTGATTATGATGTTATTAATGATAGGATTTGGTTACTCACAATCTTTACCACAACCAATTATTGTTGGTGAAGAGTTAGATTACCCAACATTAAAAATATCACAATTCGTTAAAGTAGATGAATCAGTAGGTATCAGAGATGATAAAGTATCATTAGGTATTAAACAATTAGTTGAGGAATCATTCCAAGATACAAGATATCGTTTAGTAGAAGATGATAACGCTGATTTTACTGCTAATGTTGAAGTTCTCTATATTGGAAAACCAAATGAGGCATTTAGTATCGTTGGATTATTCAATCGTAGAAATCAAAAAACACAAGTTAATCTTGTTGTTAATTTGGTAAACAATTTAGAGGGTGAAGTAAGAGGGTATCGTGGAAGTGGTGAAATAGAAACTAATGTAACTGCAGCTGGATTACAGATTGAAGATGAAGCAGAGTTCGGAAAATCTGAATTAGGTGGTGCGGTTAAAAAAGCCATATTAGATGCCATCCAAAAGATTGATTAACAAGGAGTTAAAATGTTGTTAGAACATTGGCCACAAAAAAGAAGAGAGTGGGTATTAGGTGGATTCATAAACATTCTTTTTATTTTATTTATTGTGGGTATTAGATATTATTATGCTCAAGAAGAATTACAATTCTTGAAAGATGATTCTGCCAGACAGGATAAATTAATAGTAGAGTTGACTGATACGGTCAATACTTTAACAAAACAAAATGAAGATTTACTACTTGATTTACATACACATGATAAAACTCGTGGTCTTGAAAATTTTACTTTGTTAAAAAAAGTAGAAGTATTGGAACGAGAAATTGGTACATTAAAATTTCAAGTTTCTGAATTATATAAACAACCAACCAGTGAAATAAAAGTTGGTGATGGAAGTGGTGTGATTCCATTTGAAAAGGAATTTGGTACACAAAATAATTACTTACGAATATTCGGAAGAAGTGGATTCGTGATGGAAAATGGTGAAGTAATTGATAGTGAAACTGAGTTAGGATTTAATGGTAGTTTACAAATGGCCAGACCACAGATAGTAGAAAGTGAAATCAAGGGTGAATACTATGCATTTGTACCTGATACATCTTTTCAAGGTATCAATTTACGAACACATAGAAGTAATCCCTTAAAACTAAAACCACCAAGAAACCAAATAAGTGTTGGGCCTTTCGTAGGTGTTACTTACGATAATGTTACAGGATTAACCGAACCTGTATTTGGTTTTGGGGTATCATACAATTTATTTAAAGTATGGGATTGGAGATAAATGCCTAATAGAGCCGCAAAAAGTAGAAAACAAAAGAGACAACAATTAAATAAAAAATGGGCAAGAGAGGGAAGAACAGCTAACCAACATAAAAAGTGGAAAGCGAAACAACCAAAAAATCAAGTACCACAATATAGGTAAAAGTTATGAAACCAGAAAATGTTACACGAATCGCTCAGATAGCGATGGCGATAGAACCTATACCAAATAAGGTTGGGTTAACCACAAGGTATGAAGATAAAGTTGATACTTTAAAATTAGAATACTTTGTAATATCAGCGATTAATTCTGGTAATCGTATATACGAACTGATGTGTAGGGAAAAGTTTACACCATCTTATGATTTATTAACACAATGTATTATAGAAAATCATTTAAATAGAGGTGGGTTAAGAGTAAATAGTGCACAGATAATCGCCTTATGGCCAATATTAATTACATTAAGAGATTATGAATGTAATAGTATAGAAGATTTAACAACCAATATGGTAAAACACTTTAAAGATAGTTGTATGTTAGATGTATCTAATTTACAATTATCACAACATTTTTCTTTATCACTTTGGGAAGGTCATAAAAAACATTGGAAACTAATTAATGTTAAAAGTAAAACTCTATGGGAACATTTACACACAATAGATGATTACTTTGAAACAGAAATAAGAGAGTGTTTTCCAACAATAGTAAAGTTATATAAAGAATTAAATCAAGATGAAGATTATAGTTTAGAAATGGAAAAGTTATTTTTAAAATTTAAATCAGATGATATACCTGATGGGTGGTTAGCTGATTTGATGGCATCAAGTGTTTTTCTTGCTATGTATTTTGATGATTATGAAATACGATAAACAAACCCAAAAAAACTTCGAAATATTATATAAACTAAATTGGCCTGTAGAAGAGTACAGAGTTTTTGGTGGTGGTATTATGTCGGCTTTAAATTTAAAACCATGGCGTGATATAGATTTAGTTGTTTCTGAAAATTTATACGAATGGATTAAAGAAGAATATAAGGATGATTATTGGTATTCAGAGGAAACACATCTACCAATACATTTTAATTCCA